GTTGTGGGTGCTTGGGTTCGTAGCACTCCTGACACACCTTAAATCCCGTCCACTCCTTCTTCAATTCCTTCAGGTAATACTGCTGGCCACACCTATCACAGATGGCTTGCGAAGCTTTTCCAACTGCATACCCAGCCATATTAATACCCCAAATCAGGCGTCAAATACACGCTTGCAATATCTCTGTCCTCTTGTGCTGCCCGCTGAAACTCTTCCTCATACAACTGCTTTAGCATGACTGTACGCTCTGGCGCTTTTTTGAGCGATAGATGATAGGCAAGTCCCGCGGCGAGACAAGGAAGAAATCGAAACACTACATCCGAAGTATTTGTATACGACCCTACGTCCTCTATGCGGCGCACAGCGTAGTAACGGAAGATGTACGTTTCTGTGTTGTCCGGAGCCGGATAGACAAATAACTTAGGGGAAGTAGTACGCTGCACATAGTACTGAGCAGGACGCGCTTGTGTGTTTTTATCGGGGAGATGCAGGTATTCGTTTTGGCTGATACGATCAATCGTAATATCCTGCTGCGTCTGTCCCGAACCCGTACGAATAACCGCAGAAAGCACATTGACCGTATCTGATGGAAGCGTGTATTCAGCTTGACCATAGACCATGGTGGTCTGACGCTGTTCAATCGTCCAGAGATTAAGGCCACGATTAGCCCATTCAAGAAACAACAAGTTCAAAGACCGTCTTGCGGTCTTCATGTCATAGCCATCGCGGTTTTCAAGACCGCAACGCTCATATGCCTCTTCAATCAGGTCATCAAACTCTAAATTGAAGGTTGTTGTTCCAGAGGTTGCCATTTAGCACCCTTTTCCCTTTTTAGCCATGCCACCGGAAGCGTAACGTGTACCCTTTGAGCCCCCAAATTTATTTTGGTTCAATCCTGCTTTACCGCTGTGCTTGACGTTTGGTGTCTTGACTTCTTTGATCATCTTGCCGATATCGGGATCACGGCGGCTTGGCGTAACTGCATCGCCCACACGATTGACCGTTCCACCTTTTTGAAACTCCATACCCTTACTGGTACGGCTAAACTTCTTTGCCACCTTAGTTGGAATGCCAACTTTTTTCGCAAAAGCCGGGTTATGCGCTGCCGCATCCATCAATTTCTTTTGTTTGGCGCTTTTAGCTGGCATTTTTTGTCTCCATCAAGCGATCAATTTTTGCATCCAAACGATCTAATCGATCCAGAACACGATTAATATCGGCATGAACCTCTGCTTTTGTCACATATTCCTTGGCGATTTCCTCCCGCGTACGATTCAACAGGATTTGAATACGCTGAAGTTCTGCCGATTTTTCGTGCATTATCCATCCGCATACCGCAACTAGTATGGATAAAAGCGCGTTCCACAGTACCATTTCCATTTAGCATTTCCACCGTTTTCTGGCCTGTCGCAACCGACTATCTGGATCTGCCGCTGCTTTCGGGAATTTCTTCATCTGCCCCTCACTGCGGGCGCAATATGACTTACGGCGTTCAGCACGTTTCCCTGAAGGATTGTCCTCAGTGACCGCAGTTTGTAGCTTACTGCCGGGGTTCGCCCGGCGATACGCCGCTACGCCCTGCTTGGTCATACCTGCCCCGGTCTTTGTCGAGCGAAAATTACCCGACTTGACCGAGGTAGCTATCGGCTTTTCCTTACGGGAGGCCATGACTTAGCAAATGCGAGTCTTCTTGCCACGTGCTGCGCCATTGCCACGGGAGTCAACCATGCCGCCCTTGGAATAGCCCATTGCCATTTTCTTACGTGGGCTGACGTTGCCAACTGCACCACCTTTGGCGTAACCCATCATGCCGCCACCCATCTTCGACATAGGCATGGAATCCATGCTGTACATATCGTCGCCAGCCATGCCTTTTTTGGTGGACTTGGCCATTTTCATGCCTTTATCCATCGACATGCCTGATTTCTTACGCTTTTTGTTCATCTTCATCATCATGATTCGGCTCCTTATGCCCAGAAGAATGTGGCAGAAATAACATCCGTTAAATCTGCATAAGCCCCGCTTTTAAACAAAATACCATCCTCTGGCAGTGACATATAAATGGCACTGCTATTGGCAGGAACGTCGATTTTGTACAAGACGGTACCACCACTGCCACCGTCTTTAATTACAACTTCGCCCACACCTGCATCCGGGGACACATATATGGCCTTGACACGAGTTCGGCCAGTAAAAATGTTCCCGTCAGCATCTAGATAGGTACTTTGTATATCGCTCATGTATCCCATGGCGACCTCCTAATTAGGTAGCAGAGAACAGAATCGATGCAGCCAATGTGCAGAATGCGTAAGCAAACCAGCTTGTGCCGTCACTGATCAGTTCTACACGATCACCCGCAACAGAGGAACTTGCCACAAAGGTAATAGTGTCATCGCCCGTGCCTGTATCACCCGCAGCGCCCTCAGAATTGTATTGCTGGCCTTTAATAATGTTCGCGCCACCATTTGTGACTACTGTGTAGGCAGTGCCAACTGGAGCGGCTTTTACGATAAACGTAAAGCGAAGACCAGCTGCTGGCAATGGAAGCGTTGTAGCAAACTCAGTTGCCGAGTTCAGGAAGATTGTCTTTCCGCTATCTGCGGCAGTCAAAGTGCTTGCAGCAGTGGTAGTAGATACAGCGATAGGGCCCAGAAAGCCATTTTCAGAGATTACTGGACCGGAAAAGGTAGTATTTGCCATGAAGATATCCTCACATGCGAGTTAAAGCATATCTGTCTGCATGTCGTCAGCCGGGTCTGTCAGATATGCCGGAAAAGTCCCGGAATACGTTGAATATACACTATTGACAGCAAAAGAAAAGGGGCCCGAAGGCCCCTTTTCTCGTTTCCCCCATTAAGCTGGGGTGTAGCCTTCCGAACCCCAAATTGCACGGGGATCTGACCAGCCGAACGAATAACGCTCACGGGCCTTGTAACGAACGTTACCAGTATCAAAATCGCCTTCGAAGGCAGTCTTGATTGCGGAACGCTGGAACATCTTCATGCCGTTAGGTGCATCGGTCATCAGGAACCATGCATCTGGATCGGTCAGGAAGTGGTTGACGAAGTAACCTTCGGGAACCATGCCCATCGACTTGATGGCGTTGATGTCGTTGTCTGCTGTTCCGGTACGCAGGGTCGATTTCATCAGGCGCTCTGCGGTAAATTGCAGTTCCTTAGGAATGATCATGCGGCGAACGGTCAGAGCGACCTTCAAACCACGTTCGTCGGTGAAACCGGCGACATCGATGATGCCCTGTTCCAGCGAAGTTTCGTTCAGGTCAGCTGCCGTTGTAGGCACGTTGCTAAACGATGGGCCAAGAGCGGTTGGGTGTGCGCTGTTGCACAGCGACACACCGTCACCACCGTTGTAAGGGCCAGTTGTGTTGAACGCGTTGTTCAACACAGAAGCTGCCTTAACTTGCTTGGTGTAGGACATCGAACGAGCCAGAGCCTTGGTATAACGGCCAGACAGACGGTCATAGAGGTTGTCCTCGATGGCCTCTTCGGTCAGGGCGAATGCCAGAGCGACGGTTTCGTGGGTGTAACGAGCAGTGAACGATTCCTGTGCGGAGTCGTAGTTCACGCCAGCGCCTTCGTTCTTCGTTGGGGCTTCGTCGAAGCCGGTCAGCATGACCTCTTCTTCAAATGCACGGTCCGAAGATTCAACGGAGAAGATTGCAGTGTGCTCGTTTTCGTAGCGGTTGTATTCCATGCCGAACAGAGCGTTCAGGCCGGGCTCCAGCTCTTTGACGAGTTGCGAACGAGAAATAGCCATGACTTAGCTCCTATTAGACCGGTGCTGTATTAGCAACGCCAGCGCTGCCATACAGGTGTGCGTTAATCTTCACAACAACATCGACGTAGTTCTGGCCGAGTGTGTTGTTCGGGGCGGTGTAGTTACCCACAATCTTCAGCACAAGACCGGCGACATTGTCAATGGTGGACGAATCCAACTCAGTGCCAGATACGCCTGTGATGTTGCTGCCCGCGGTATACGCAATATTGGCATTTTTACCAATATCCGCCTGAACGACATCTTCATCCGCTTGGATCAGGAACAACTGGTTGGGATCATCGATCACATCAGCCGTAATAGCACCAGTGGTGATGTTGACCGAACCGGGGTAGTAGTTACTCCAAGTGGGCTTGCCCGATGTTGGGTCAACGTAGAAGCAACCATTGAACACACCAACTGCTACGGTATGCAGGGTCGAATCGTATTTGACAATGTAACCACCAGAAAGAGTGACGAGGTCACCCTGATAGATAGCGCCGGATTGGTTGTCCGCAATGTTGTAGCCATACTGCTTCTGTGCACCAGTAGCAGAGAGGTTACCCAGAGGGCGCAGACCAAAGGCTTTATCAACGTTTGCCATTTGTATCTCCTAAAGGGTTATGTAGTCTTAACGACTACCGAAAGTAGTG